TCATGCGGCTGCAATTGAAATGTATATACAAGATCACGTGGGTATGAAACAAGATGGTGGTTTTGGCGACTTGTATTTTAATGAACTATTAAATGACTGGGCTAAGTTTGATATAAACAAAAGAACAAAACACGATGCTTCTATAAGCTCTGGTCTTGCAATAATGGCTAACAACAGGCATTTGTATAGACCAAACGCTACAATAGAAAAACCGAAACTAAATATAAATATTGCTAAATATTCTAATAAAGGCAATATGTCAAAATTAATTAAAAAATAAATATGATTGTAAAAAGTTATTTTCCTTCTCAAGTTGTAAGTGATGTGGAAAAAATGAGCTATGATTACGGTTTAAAAGTTGCTAAAGCTATTGAGGCTGAGTGGTTTCACACTGAAAGAGGTAGTAATAGATATAAAACAAATCACAACAACTTTCACAACCTTAGATTATACGCTAGAGGTGAACAATCAATACAAAAATATAAGGACGAATTATCTATCAATGGTGACTTGTCCTATCTTAATTTAGACTGGAAACCAGTACCTATTATACCTAAGTTTGTAGATATAGTAGTTAATGGTATTTCAGAGCGAGTATATGATATTAAAGCGTTTTCGCAAGATGAATACGGTGTTAGTCAAAGAACTGCTTACATGGATTCTATAATGAAAGACATGCAGACGCAAGAGTTAAATGATTATGTTGCTAGTGCTTTTGGAGTTGATCTTTATGAAAACGATCCAGATACTTTACCAGACACAAAAGAAGAATTAGAGCTGCACATGCAGCTTAGTTATAAACAAGCTGTAGAAATAGCTGAGGAACAAGCTCTAAATGTTTTATTTGAAGGAAATAATTACGAGTTAATTAAAAAAAGATTTTATTACGACTTAACTGTTTTAGGTATTGGTGCTGTAAAAACTAGTTTTAATACTTCTGAAGGTGCTGTTGTAGATTATGTAGATCCTGCAGATTTAGTTTATTCTTACACAGATTCACCTTATTTTGATGATGTATATTATGTTGGTGAAGTTAAAAACATACCAATTAATGAATTGGCTAAACAATTTCCACATCTTACTCAAGAAGATTTAGATGAAATTGTAAAAACCAAATACTACGATAAAACAAATTATAATCAAGGTTATAATTATTCTGAACACGACAATAACAAAGTACAAGTTTTATATTTTAATTATAAAACTTATATGAACGAAGTTTACAAAATAAAAGAAACAAGTAGTGGTGCTGAAAAAATATTAGAAAAAGACGATACATTTAACCCACCAGAAGAATCTAGTAAATTTAGCAAACTGCACAGGTCAATAGAGTGTTTATATGAAGGTGCTTTAGTTTTAGGTACTGGTAAACTACTTAAATGGGAAATGGCTAAAAATATGATGAGGCCTAAGAGCGATTACACTAAAGTAAAAATGAATTATAGTATTGTAGCTCCACGTATGTACAAAGGTCGTATAGAGTCTTTAGTTCAACGTATTACTGGTTTTGCTGACATGATACAGCTTACGCATTTAAAACTACAACAAGTGTTGTCACGCATGGTACCTGATGGAGTTTATTTAGATGCTGACGGTTTAGCTGAAATAGATTTGGGTAACGGCACAAACTACAACCCACAAGAAGCTTTAAATATGTTTTTCCAAACAGGTTCTGTAATTGGTAGATCATTTACAAGTGAAGGTGACATGAACCCTGGTAAAGTTCCAATACAAGAAATAACAAGTGGTAGTGGTGGTAATAAAATGCAAGCTTTAATTGGTAATTACAATTATTATTTACAAATGATAAGAGATGTAACCGGGCTTAATGAAGCAAGAGATGGTAGTACACCTGACGCTAAAGCTTTAGTTGGAGTTCAAAAATTAGCGGCTGCAAATAGTAATACAGCTACAAGACATATATTACAAGCTGGTTTGTTTTTAACAAAAGAAGTTGCAGAGTGTTTATCACTTAGAATATCTGATATATTAGAGTACTCACCAACTGCTAACGCTTTTATACAGCAAATAGGTGGTCACAACGTTGCTACATTAAAAGAAATGTCAGAGTTGCACTTATATGATTTTGGTATATTTATAGAGCTCATGCCAGATGAAGAAGAAAAAGCAATGCTTGAAAACAATATACAAATGGCACTGCAACAACAAACTATAGATCTTGAAGACGCTATTGATATTAGAGAAATAAAAAGTATTAAGCTAGCAAATCAAATATTAAAATTAAGAAGAGTTAAAAAGCAAGAAAAAGATCAGCTTATAGCACAACAAAATATACAAGCGCAAGCTCAAGCTAATATGCAGACTCAACAAGCGGCGGCGCAAATGGAGGTCCAAAAACAAATGGCTAAAGCACAAGCTGAGGCTCAACTTGAGCAAATGAAAGCTCAACTTGATTTGCAGAAGCAAACGCAAGAAGTTGAATTTAAAAAACAACTTATGATGATAGAATTTGAAATGAACATGCAGCTTAAAAATGCTGAAATTTCAGGACAAAAATCTAAAGAAAAAGAAAAAGAAGATCGTAAAGATGAAAGAACTAGAATACAAGCTTCCCAACAAAGTGAGCTTATAGATCAAAGAAAAAGTGACAAAGCACCTAAAAACTTTGAGTCCGCAGGTAATGATATATTAGGCGGTGGATTTAGTTTAAGTGAATTTGATCCTAGATAACAATTATTAATTATTATTATATTATATTATGGCAAAAAAGAAAACAGAAGAAGTAGTAGAAAAGGCTACTGAAGACAACGTAACAAAAGTTGATCTTAAAAAACAAACAAACAAAGATGATAATATCATCAAAGTAGATTTAAGTAAACCACTAACACCAAAAGAAGAAGAAAAAAATGAAACCACAGAAGAAATTAAACAAGATAACGCTGACGACAGCGGAGTGGTTGAGCTCGTTGAAGATGCCGACACCACAGAAAAACAAGAAGAAGTACAACCGGAAGCTGAAACACAAGAAGAGCAACCCGCTTTAGAAGAAGTTACTGAAGAAGAAGTTCAAGGGCAGACTGAAGAATTAGCTGAAGAAGTTGTTGAAGCTATAGAGCAAGCTGAGCAAACTGGACAAGAATTACCAGAAAATATACAAAAGCTTATGAGCTTTATGGAAGAAACTGGTGGTAACTTAGAAGATTATGTTCGTCTTAATCAAGACTACTCTAGTTATGATGACATGAGTGTATTAAGAGAATATTACAAACAAACAAAGTCTCACTTAACAGATGATGAAATTAGTTTTTTAATGGAAGACTCATTTTCATATGATGAAGAAGTTGATGAGGAAAGAGAGATTAAGAAAAAGAAAATAGCGTTAAAAGAGCAAGTTGCCAACGCTAAAAGCCACTTAGACGGGCAAAAGTCTAAATACTATGAAGAAGTTAAAGCTGGTTCTAGGTTAACTACCGAACAACAAAAAGCAGTTAACTTTTTTAATAGATACAACAAAGAAAGCGAAGAGAATAAAAAAATAGCGGAAAAACAAACTAATACTTTTAAATTAAAAACTCAACAGGTTTTTAACGATAAATTCAAAGGTTTTGAATATAACGTCGGTGATAAAAAATATCGGTTTAACGTGAAAAACGCTGGTGAGATAAAAGAAACCCAAAGCGACATTAATAATTTTGTCAAAAAGTTTTTGAACGAAAGTAATGAAATGTCAGATGCTAAAGGTTATCATAAGTCTCTATACACAGCAATGAATCCCGACGCTATTGCTAAGCATTTTTATGAGCAAGGAAAAGCTGATGCTATGAAAGATAGTGTTGCTAAGGCTAAAAACGTAAGTATGGATCCAAGGCAAGCATTTTCAAATGATAACACAAGCGGTCCTAAAGTAAGAGTGCTTAACGATGATACTTCTCCAACTTTTAAGTTTAAAATTAAAAATAAATAAATAACAAATTTAAAATTACAAAATTATGGCAATTTCAAATCCTGGAGGTAATTTGAACAGTGTACCTGCTCCAACTAAAGCAACACTTGAAACAAATTACTTAGATTTAGCGTCATCATCTGGACAAGGATGGGCGCAACAATATTTACCAGACCTAATGGAAAAAGAAGCTGAAGTTTTCGGACCGAGAACTATTTCAGGTTTTTTAAATCAAGTTGGGGCTGAAGAAGCGATGACTGCTGATCAAGTTGTTTGGTCTGAGCAAGGTCGTTTACATTTATCATACAAAGGTCACATTGCTGACGCAACTCAACAAACTGGAAACAGTAACGAAGAGGGTGGTACTTTTGAAATCGATACAGATATTGATGGTAACTCTGTTGGTACTTCATCTGTCGATCATGGTATTAGAGTTAATGATATGGTTTTAGTAGCTGATGCAAGTGCAACTGCACAAGGTTTAGTAACAGCTGTTTCTAATGACCAAATTAGTATAGCTCTTTATAACGCTGGAAATTCAACTGCTACATTTGCAAACGCAGGTTTAGCTGCTGGTTCTGGTGATTCAGCTACTATATTAGTTTATGGTTCTGAATTTAAGAAAGGTGATAATTATAATGGTAGCACTAGCCGTCAAGCTAATGAGCCACAATTTATGTCTTTCCAAAACAAACCAATTATTATGAAAGATTACTACGAAGTTTCAGGTTCTGATGCTTCTAGAATTGGTTGGGTTGAAATATCATCTGAAAGTGGTCAAGGAGGTTACTTATGGTACTTAAAAGCTGAGTCTGACACAAGAGCTAGATTTACTGATTATATTGAAATGGCAATGCTTGAGTCTATAAAAACTACAGCTGCTAACTCTAAAGTAGACGCGTTTTTAGGAACTGATGGTACTACTCTAACTGGTACTGAAGGTTTATTTGCTGCTATTGAAGACAGAGGTAACATAACTACTGGTGTAACTGGTGTTAATGCTGCTACTGATTTAGCTGAGTTCGATGCAATACTTGCTGAGTTTGATAAGCAGGGTGCTATTGAAGAGTACATGATGTTTGTTAACAGAGGTACATCTTTAGCTATTGATGATATGTTAGCTTCTATGAACTCTTACGGAGCTGGTGGTACATCATACGGTGTATTTAACAACTCTGAAGATATGGCATTAAATTTAGGTTTTACTGGTTTCAGAAGAGGTTCTTATGACTTCTACAAATCTGATTTTAGATATCTAAATGACAAAGCCACAAGAGGTGGTATCAATGATAGAGACACTGTTAATGCAGTTAGAGGGGTTATGATTCCTGCTGGTACTTCTTCAGTTTATGATCAAACTGTTGGTGCAAGTATGAAAAGACCTTTCTTACATGTAAGATATAGAGCTTCACAAACTGACGACCGAAGAATGAAAACTTGGGTTACTGGTTCTGTTGGTGCTGCTACATCTGCATTAGATGCAATGCAACTACATTTCTTAACTGAAAGATGTTTAGTTACTCAAGGTGCTAACAACTTTATGTTATTGAAGTAAACTATTTTAAGGATCGAGGCTTCGGCCTCGACCCTTTCTTTTTATTAATTTTATTATATATTATATTATGGCAAAAAAACAAGAAACAAAAAAAGTAGAGGTAGAAGAACCTCAAGTTCAAGAGGAGATAATGGTTGAAACTCCAGT